TCATGGGATCGTCAGGTTTTCGCCGTCGTATTCTCCCACGACTTGATTGTTCATATTGTCGCGAACTTCGATCCGCGTCGTCTTGGACCTATCTGCCCGCGTCAGCACGCAACGGTAGGTCTCAACTATTGCCATCTTGATAGGGAAAGCGGCTGCTGACCAAGTCTCAGCATCGACGACCATTATTGCCCTTCCCGGCTTAACCTCTAAGTTGCCAAGCATGCCATCCCTATTTGCCTCAAGCATCTTGTCTTGGCACTTTTGCCAGGCAGCTAAATCCGGCTCCGCCCGAGCCTGCGGTACGCACAGAACGGCTAGGAAAACCAGAGCCAGACCGGCCGAAAAACTTGAGCGAACGAGCCTCATAATTCCCCCTGAGATAACAGTCCCAGGAGCCTGCCAAACTGGGGGTGGCATTACAATGTCAAATAGCAGCGGCCAATTGAACGGCCCGCGCATTGCAGAAGGGGCGGAGCTTCTCGCTCCGCCCCCGTTGTGCATCACTCAGGCCCTGACCGGGAAATCCGGTGGCAGCGCCGAAGCTGCCGGGATCTCGGGGCCAATGCGGCCTTTCATCACATCTGCAATCCGCCCCTGATTGATGACGAAATACGATGCGATGACTTCATACTTGTAGCCCAAAGCACGGGCCAACTTGATCACGGCCACGATGGCCGGAGGCAAACGACTTGCCATTCTTGGTCTCCTATGAGGAGCCAGAAGGCGATTGACTTAATCATCAAACCGGGACATCTTGTCCTTCGTGATCACGAAATAACCGCCTTTCTGGCCGGTTTAAGTTTGGGGCTCTGGCTACAACCAGAGCCCCGTCGCTTTTCTGGTGCCCTGAAACTCCAAGACACCAATCTCCACATTCCCAGACCTCAACCGAGTCGGTCAAGCCCTAGAGCACCGAAAATGCCTGCGCTGCAGGCTGTCGGAAGCATCTCCGTTGCAAGTTACTGAACTGCCGACACAAGCAAATGACCGGCAGTTGCCCGCCGGCCATTCATCTTGTCGATCAGATTACTGAGCCGCAGCAGCAGTGTCAGACGACGCATCAGTGGCAGCCGGAGCAACCGGAGCAATAGCCGCGATCTCCGCAGCCAAGGCTTCGTTGTCCTTGCCGAGCTGTTCACTGATGGACTTGATGTCATCCTCACTGATGCCATTCGCCAAGGCGGCGTCCAGCTTGCTCTTCTGATCATTGAGAAGACCGACGGCCTTCTGCAGGTTGCCTTCGAGAAGACCGAGCTTGGCCTTCAATTCTTCGACGGAGTTGTTCATAGATGTAACCTTTGCGGTGAGTTGGCTGATCGCGATGAAGACACTGGCCGCGTTGCGATCGGGGCGCGGTTTGGTGAGAAGGCTTAGGGGCCAGATCATGTGGACCTCGGGGCAAGAGTGCGGGAAATCATTGCTCGATCACGGGTGGCCACACGATCTGCGGCAGTTCCGCCAGCAACGCCGCAATCGTCGGCGCTGATCTATGTCCAAGCTCGACGGCTTTCAGGGCCGCATAGCAGTAATCCCAAACCGCATCGCGCCAGGCGATACAGGCTTCGGCTTCGACTTTGTATTGAGGATTGGTGCTGCTCACATAGGTGCAGACTGACTCGATCGACTTGTATTTCCTGGGTTTAACCGTCGCGTCCAACCAATCCGATACGGCATTCTCATAGTCGGCAATCACGGGGACCGGTTCATAGGCGGCGCCGTTCCATCGGAAGCGAGATGCATCCTCAGGGGGAAATGGAACTGCCTCACCGTCTTGCGGAGCATCATGGGCACCAACCCAAGCACCGAGAAAAACGCCGCCAGCATTGACGTAGTAAAATGCCGTCTGGTCGACAGGTTGCTGCGGATCAGTTTCGGTCATTTCCAGGCCCTTACCTTGATACCCCAGCTCGCCGTCGTCAGCGTCCCAACAGCCGAGCCTGTCGCGTCAAGAAGCGTCATTGGCGTGGAGCCCACTCGAATGACGATGCTGGTGGACGTGTTCGCAACCGTTATTCCCATTGTCCCGGTGCCGAGCGGATACATGATCTCCAGCTCGGTGCCCACGGCGTACCCGAGGTCGGTCGTCAGACAGATTAGGGTAACGAGGACAGTGGTCGGCATGGCCCCAAGGCCATGTGTCAGCGTGAGCTGAGACCCCAATGTCAGCGTCTGATTGGCCGGAGCATATCCTGGCGTGAACGGATGGACATGATCGTCACGCGCACATTCACTGGATGAACCCGCTGCAGCCGTGCCCAGCGGCTGTGGCGCATTTGACGTAAGGGTCATGCCTCGCGTGACCTTCCAGGCGCCGGTAGCAACGCACTGGAAGATGTAACAGGCCTTACCGCTCGCAGTGTTGCGCGCATTGAATGCGGCGTTGGCAGCGGCGCCGTCGATACTCTCGCCTGTGGCCGGAAACACAGTCAAGTTGGTGGTGGTCGCGGTGTTGTAGACGATGAATTCTTGCCCCGGAACGGCAGCCGGCAGCTTGATCGCGGTACTGGCGGTCGGCGTGCAGACCGAAACACGGCTCACGATCTGGGCGGCGGTTGCCTGTGTGGTGCCAATCGGTGCCAGCACCGCACCGCTCGCCATCAGCTTTTTGGTGTCCAGCTCATTGATGGCAGATTGCACATCGGTCGACACCACGTTGCCAGCGGGCGCGTTGGTGATCGATGCAGCGGAACCGCCGCCGCCAGCGCCATCGGCACCAGGCGCGCCCCTCACATCAACCGCTGATGCAATGTCCGGAACAAGACCAGATGCCCCAACATACAGGCCGGACGACGGCACCGCGCCGGTACCACCAGACCAGGCCGCAATCTGCAGAACCCGCCTGGCGCCATCGGTGACGACCGACAGAATAGGCGTCCAACCATTGGTGCCAGCACCGCCGGCCAGGCCTTGCAAACCCTGCAGGCCCTGGATGCCTTGAAGACCCTGCAGACCTTGCAGCCCCTGGATGCCCTGAGTGCCAGGCGTGCCCTGTAGTCCGATGGGGCCACGAATATCAGCAGCCGAGGCGATGTCGCTGACGAAGCCGTTGCCGCCGATATAGACATTGCTATCGGGCTTCGTGCCGGCACCGCCAGTCCAGTCAATCACCTTGACGACAATGCGAGCGCTGTCGGCGATCAAGCCCCAGACCGGCGACCAGCCGTTATCACCCTTTGCCCCGGTGCCGGCATTGCCTGGTGCATCACCCATCGTCAAGGTGATGGGGGCTTGCTCCGCCACCTCGACAACGATGACCTGGGATTGATCCGTCATCGTGTAACCCGCGCCACGATCTCAAAGCCGCCACGCATGATGGGGAACGCCGACCCATCAGCGGGTATCAAAAACAGGTCATAAACCTGCTTTGAACTATGCGGGAAGCCAGCGCGATCACTCGGCACCTTCAAGTTGCCGGTCTCCGTTGCCGTCAGCCGCAAGGTCACCACGCCATTGACAGCATCGATCGAGATCCGGCCGTTCTCAGTATTCAGCTCAACCGTGATGGCGGCGTTGCTGATGCTTGGCCGAACCTGCATGCGGGCCTTGTAGCCAGTGAGAGGCATAGCAACACCGCCACGCTTCAATTGAAGCGTACGGGTGAAAGCAGCACCTTGCTCGCATTGCAGATCCTGATAGGCGGCGATGGTCATTGTCTCGCTCAACTCATTTGCCTAGCAAATGGCACGGATGGGGTGGCGGTGATAACCGGAACGACTTCCGCCTTGCAGCTAGGACCAACTGAGGGCAGCAAGTGCCGCGTCGATCGCCGCCAGGGTTGTGGCTTCACTGACTTGCTTCTTGGCGCGCAACCGGCCCCGCTCAATGGCATCCGCCAGCGGACCCCAACCGTTATTCATGCCGATGACGACAGCTGCGACGCCGGCCGCGTCGGCGGCGGTGATACCCACCTCATTGTAGATCGCTGGGTACTTCGCGGGTGTTGGCGCTGGGTCAGCCTGAAAGGCCACGGCCTGGTTAAATTTTCGCTCGTAGGTCATATCCTGACCAGGCGCGACAGTAATATGCTTGGCGCGTTCCTGGCCCGCCTTCTGGTCAATTTCAGCAATGGCGCTCGCCTTCGTCTCTTCGATCAACCGGCCGGCGCGATCTGAAAAGGCAGCGGTCAATGCCGCTTCGGTTGGCGCACCCTCAAACAGGACCTCGCCGGTTTCCGGCTCGTAGTCGTCATCGACCGCGCGCATCGAAAATCCATCATTGAAGTAACACAACATCAGATGTTTTCCTCCCAACCCAGACATGAAAGTTTCCATGACGGTGTGCCACCAGAGCCGACCGTCGCGGTGTAATAGAGATTGGTGCTTTCCAGGATGAAGCTGCCTTGAACGACTGATGGCACGTAGCCGGAGGTGGCGGAAGACGACCCGATATAAATCGCATTGTCGTTGGTGCCAGAATTGTTCGATGCCACGACGCCAGTAGCACCGATAAACCCAGCGCTGCCACCCGAGTTGCCCAAGCTCACCTGAATGGATGCGGCCGTTGGGGGGGCAAATCCGCCCGTGGCGACGGCAAGGGCGCTGGCTGTACCAGATGCCATGAGGGGCAAACTAGTGAGGTTTGGGCCGGTCGTTACATACTGCACCCGCCGCCCCCGTTGCACGGTGCCGACAAACTGGCTGTTGGCCGCCGTGCGGACTGTGCCAAGGCGCGCGTAGTAAGGATAGGCCGCCAGAACAGCAGCACCCGGCCCGGTCGCCGACAGGGATAGGACACCCTTCAGTACCGCTCCATCGCTGATGGCATAGATATTGTACCAGGTCGCTGCCGCAACTGATCCGACATCGATACCAGCAGCGCCAGCAACCGACAGATCAACCGTAAAGGCTCCGGCTTTGGCGAGGAGCCCTGCTGCCATCGCTGTGTTGGCCAAGATGCATTCGTCAAACGTGACGTCCATCTTGGTCGTCGGCGTGCCGGCGTTGTTCTTGATCACCAATGCCCGCGAGGTGCGGCTATAGGGGGAAACCGCAGGCAGCCTGATCGTGATTAGCTGGTTGATTGCTGTCAGAAGCTGATCGCGATGTGTCGGGTCCAGCGCGATAGCCGCACCTTCAATGACGTTGGCGATCTCTTCCTGGACGTTGTTGAACCATAGAGCATTGAGCTGCGTCGACGGCGTTCCTGAGACGGGATCACCGTCCTTGAAGCCGGGCTTGCCGACGCCAAACAAGTCGACGGCCTTGGTTGTCGTATCAATACGTTTCATGCTGGATCAAACTCCATAGGCAAAGATGACTTGTGTGTGGGCCGGCTTAAGCTGGCTGATGACGCATTCCAGAACGGTGTCACCCCAGAACCGCAGGTACTCGCTGCAGCCGGAATCAGCGGTGAAGTCCCGCTCAAGCGTGGTCTCGTGAATGTTGAGGCGCCAGGCGTAGCACCAGGGGTCCGTATAGAGGATGTCGGTGCAGAGCGAATCACAGGTGAAGGCAAAGAATTCCGTGATCGTCGGCCCGACATAGCCAAGGCTGGTGGTGATGCCGATGAAATAGGCGCGGCTCTGATCACCAACGGATGTCAGCTTCTGCACCAAACGGGCGCGGCGAGCTGTGAAGCTGTCGAGTGGCCCGGTGCAAGGGTCTGGCAATCCGGTGACGTCTTCCCAATCGGTCAGCATCTCGCCAGTCGTGCGCGGGTCAACCTCATCAGCCAGATCATCAGCCCGGCCATCAACCCGTGCGAGTTCGCCCGCCGGCATCTGCAACGTTGCCGAAAGAACAGTCCCGACGTCGCGCGGCCAGGCGTCGCCCGGCGGCATCAAGGACAATAGCTGGTCGAGATAGTCGCTCTTAATCATGGGCCGACATCCCAAGTGACGACACCGAGTTGGGGAAGCTGAGCTGCCGGCGGCACGATGCTAGCGATCGGCGCCAGTAATTCGTGATGATCCTCACCGACCGCAACAGAGATCGCAGCGCGAAGCCGGGAGAGATAGAGAACACCACCCGGTTGGGCCTCGCGGGTAAAGAAGTCCGCCAGTTCGGCCAGCACGGCGGCGCGCGTCGTCGGGGTATCTGGCGACAGGCGAATGGTGAGCGCCACCGGATAGACGGCTGGGGCGAAGGCATAGACCTGTGCCGTTACCGGCCGGACCGCATTGATATGCGCCTGGACGGCAGCAACGTCCGCCGCCGATGGGATGGCATAGCCGGCGCCGGCCTTAATCAGGAAGGCCAGGCCGACAGACCCCAATCCTTGCCAACCTGGATAGACCCAGACCTTGCCGACCGCGACGCCGGCAACGTCTTGCGCCCATGCCAGATAGTCATAATCGGCGCCGCCCTGGGGTGGCTTCTGCATGCGGGTGATGACGCGCGTGCGGAGATCGTCATCGCTTTCGATGTCGGCGCCAGTCGTCAGCCCACCGCCTGAGATATCGGCGATGACCAGCGCCTGGCTTTGAATGCCGGCGATGGGTGCAACAAGTGTCACTTTGGTCCCGGTCGGCGTATTGCCGGCGGCACCAGCCACCGACGCTGTGACCGCGACATCCACCGTGGTGGTGCCGATCGTCGCGTCAGCAACCGTCACGTAGCGCACATCATCCGTCCGACGTAGCAGCGACCCAGCCGGGATCAGCGTGCCGGCAAGACCGGTAAAGCGAACTGTCCCAACCGCCGGTGTTGCTGATCGGCGTTGGATGCCCCACAGGCTCGCGTGACGCTCCAGGATCTCCGCTTCTGCCGTGTCCGGCAGGATCTGATTTGAAACCCAGTCGAGATGTTCATGCAGCGAATAGCTGGCGACACTCATCGCGCGGACAAGCACACCCTCGACCGAGCGCCGTGTCCTTGCATCGGCACCCGGCAAGGCGGCCTCGATCTCTGCCGCCAGGCGGTCTCGGATCTGCTGTGGTGTCGGCCGATCAAATGGCATTTAAACCCCGCTCGTTGGGACGTTGATCTTGAGGTTCTCGGTTTTTCCATCGGCCTGCAGAATGTCGATCTCCACGCCAAGGATGCCCATCGCCACCCAATCCGCGGTGACCCCGACCTTGACGGCCAGGCTGTCACTGACCAGCCATGCCAGCGCCTCGCGGCAGTACTCTTCGGCCCGACGCCTGGTCTCTTCCGTCTGCTTCTCTCGCTTCAAGAGCCAGAGCCGCGAGCCAATGCGGTCGCCTTCGATGTCGGCCAGGGCATCGCCAAGCCAGCCGCGCCGGTCGCCGTTGCCATTGTCCGGCAGCGGATCATCGGCGCGTGCCCGGCGATCGGAAAACAGGCTGATCAAGACCGACGTGGTGAGGCTGTCGTCTTGCGCCAGGCCGGCGCCGGCAAGGTCGAGATCGCCGGAAAGGGTCGTTGTGTCGAAAGCGAGTGCGATCATGAGTTAAGCCTGAACCAAGGACGGCCGGTGGTTGCGTGGCCGCAAATTGCGTGGTGGCCTTGACGACAGACAGGAATGCCGCCGACCCGGAACCAGGCGGAACCTTCGACCATGGGCGGCGGCGGTGAGTGTGGTGGCGTGCCATGAGACTGTACCAGGTCGCCGATGACAACGATCGCTTGGCCTTCCACCTTGAACCAGGTGTTGGCCTCGGTCATCTGAGCGCCGCCGGCAAAATCGAGCGCATGAACCGCCACGCCATAGCCGCTCATGATTGCGTGGCCTCAAAGTCCGGCGTCACCAGTTTGGTGCCGCTCGGTGTCATCGTCAGTTTGCTGGCACCACTGCCAACGTCGATGGTGAACTTCTGTCCGGCATGGATCTCGATCTCCTGGTTGCGCTTCATGACGATGCGGTGGCCACCGTCCTGCTGGTCTTCATCGGTGTACAAAGCGACCTCGCCTTGTTCCAGCGCCTGCAGGCGATAGCGCCTATCGTCGATCGCGATGACAATCGGATGGTCGCGGTTGCCGGCCAGGAACAAGACAGCGGCTTCGGCACCCGGATGCGGGTGCGAGGTGTAGCCGTATTGTTGAAACCGTTCGACGTTGTCGCGGGTTTCTTTGGCCAGCAACGAGACCTGGACCCGCTGCAACCCGGCATCGTCGTTGATGACCTGGAGAACGGCACGCCCCAGCATCAGCATCACCCGCTGGCGGATCGGCTCCATGAGACGTTGAACGGCCCTCATCGTCCCTCCCACAATCCGGTGCCCGGCGACGCGTCGTCCGGTTCCGGCAGCAGGTCATAGGCGTCCGGCAAGGATAGCTGCAGCTCGGTCGTGCTGCCGTCCAGCGTCATGGCAAAGGTGACGGCAACCACCAGCATCTCGAAATCAATATCCAGATAATCGTCCTTGACCATGACCATGGTGTTCGGCCGCCAGAGCTGACCGCCGTCATCCCGCCAGCCGGCGACCGTATAGACGACATTGCGCGACCGGCCGCGCGCGACCCGGACTTCCCATTGCGCCCGCTCTTGCAGGGTAAGGCCGTTACCGGCTTGCTCCGCGATGATGACGGTCGGCCGGTAGCGGCTGATGGTGCCGTCCTTGGCGCGGCCTTCCGGCCCCGTGATCTGAGTGCCGTCCAGCCAGTCGGCGCCTTCCTGTTGGCCGCGCACGACGGTCAGGCTGAAGCGGTCGCGATAGCTGAAGGTGCCACGGGCGATCTTGACATTGTAACCAAGTTGCAAGGTGCCACTTGCCCGGCCACTCCTGCCGGCGCGGGTCAGGACCAGGCCGCCTTTACCATCGCCATTGGGCAACAAAGCGCGATGCCGGCAGGCCCGCTCGATCGCCGCCCATGCCGTTTCGCCGGGCTGGACCGCGAAACGCGCGAAAGGCGCCCCGACATCTGCTTCGGCAATAACGTGAACGCCGTAAGGCTGACAGATGATCGACGCGAAATTCAGCAAGGACAGGTTGGCAAACTCGAAACTGCCATCCACCATGGCGGCGCAATCCACCAGATCACCAACCTTGTCGCGGCCGACGATGGTGACCGTGTGCTGGTCGGTGTCGTAATCGGTGGTCACGTCATCGACATGGCCGGTGAGCAGGTCATCGCCGCTGGCGGACAGGGTGCAGGCGGCACCTGGCCGGATGACGCGGCGCGTCGGCTGGCCTTGCCACTTCTCGGTCACTTTGAGGGTGAAGGCCAAAGCGCCTTGCTCGATCGAGCGAACGACCTGGGCTTCCTTCCACCCACCATAAAGGGCCCCATCGACCGACAGCCGAATATCTTCGCGCTTGATCTCAGCCATCGATCAGCACTTCCAAAGGGCGACCGCCGGAAACAAAGCCCGGATGCCGGACACGATTGCGGCGCCGCAGATCCTCCTGACGGTCAAACAAGGTGGTGAGGTTATCGCCATCGATCCGATAGGCAATCAAGGGTGCTGGCAAGGTGACGGGCGGCAGATAGGTGGCAAGGCGCGGCAGCGGTGCCGCCCGGACGCCGACATCCTTGACCGTGGCGGCGCGGAGATCGGTTGCAGTGCGCCAGGTGTTGTCCCATTTTGCCGAGCCGGCGGTGTCGGCCGCGTCATCGAGATTGCCGGCGACCTGGTTGCGCCAGGTGATGGCCTGGTCGCGGCTGTCCCAGCCAGCGACAGCACCGGTCCGGGCCGCCTCGATCGCCGACGTAACTTGCGCCAGGGCAATCAGGCTCTGCTGATTGATCGCGGCGCGCTTCCAGGATGGTGTGACGCCGGCTGGTGTATTTTGCAGGCTGCGCAGCCCGCTGGGGTCGCTGAGCGAAATAAGGCTGTTGCTCGCCTGCAGGGTCGGCTTCGTCTTGACCGACTGATAAGCAAACAGGTCGGCGATCTGTGTCCCCAGCGCCGTCGCGTCCTGCAAACTGGCCGGCCCGATCGCCGCCAAGGCCGGGGCCGTCGAGGCCAAGTTGCCTTGCGCCAGATCCGTCGTCAGGCCACCGGCCCGCATGGTCGACAGCGACAGGCCGGTCAGGCGCCGAATGACGCTGATAGCATGATCGACAACAAAGTCCTGCACCCCATCAACGATGAAGTTCTTCGCAAAGTCGCCAATCGCCGCGTCACGGGCGGCCGATGCAGTACGGTCGACCGTGGCGGCCGTATCGATCTTGGTGACCGGCGATTGCTGGCCGCCGGCCAGTTGGAAGGTCGCGGAGATCCGGGCGACCCGGCCCTCGCGGGTGCTGGTCCTGGTATGAACCTCGCCAACTACGACCACGTCAAGTTCGCCATACCAGGGATGCACCAGGCGCCCGGCGCTGGTGTCGTCAAGGGCATCCTCCAGGCTGCGCACCTGGTCGTTGAGATCATCGCCGATCAGGATGGCTTCGATGGAAAAGGTGCGCGGCAGCTTGCCGATGAATTCATGGCTGACATCATCGCGGAGCGGGAACTCATGCGTGATGGTGCGCGGACCGAACGCCTTGTCGGCGCTATCGACATCAAACGGTACGCCCCGGAAGCTGGCCGGCCGCAGGGTATCGAGCCATGCCTTAGCGGTCATGCATCACGCGGCCGCTATCGATCCGGTAGTCGACGCGGTTGTCATTCGGCTGCGCCTGAACAACCGGCGGCTGGCCATACCTAAAGTTAATGTCCAGCTTTCCACCCAGGTCGACCTTTGCCGCACCAGATCCGGGTCGGACATTGGCAGCACCGAGCGATCCGGCACCTCTTCCGTGTGCGACAGATGGCGTGGCGGAACTGCCGCCGGTCACAAAGCCTAGCGCTTTGTTGCCAAGATCAATGGCTGTCTTCAGGCTTTCGACGATCGGGCTGATGAAGTCCGAGATCCGCTGGAACGACCCCAAGATGGCATCAACAAATGTCTTTTCGACCCAGGCAACGAAGCTGTTAAAGGTGTCTTTAATGCCCGACCACAGCTTGTCAAACCAGGGGCCGATCGTGCCCCAATTGCTATAGATCAGGTAAACGGCGGCCGCCAAGGCGGCAATGGCCGTTATCACAAGGCCGATCGGATTGGCCGCAAGGGCGATGTTGAACGCCTCCACGATGCCAATGCCGGCGCGCAGGGCCTGGAACAAGGCAACCGCGGTTTCGATCAGGGGACCGAGGGCAAAGCGCGCAATAGCAAGCGTGGTTTTCCCCATGGCACCGCCAAGCCCGCCGAAAGCCAAAGTCAGCTGCGCCAACGCGATCAGAAACTTGCCGGCGATCAATCCAGCGACCACGATCAAGGCGGCGTTCATCGGCCCGATCCAATCGATCACCGCCTTGATAACAGCGACGACGCCAGAGAAGCGGGCGGTCAGGTCAGTGACCGCGTCGGTCAATTGTTTGACCTTAGCCGGAATGCTCTGGATGAAGTCGACGATCTTGGCGGCGATTAACTCGCGGTGGGCAGCGATCCACAAGGTGAGCTGGTCAAGCAGCGGCTTCAGGGCTGGCAGCAGCGCCGCAGCGATGGAATTGCGAACACCCAAGAGTGAGGTTGTCAGCCGACCGAAACTGTCATTGGCATCATTCGACGCAGCGACGGTGTTGTCTGAGAGCGTGTTGCCGAGATTGTCACTTTCGGCTGCAAGCTGATTGAGGCCCACCGAACCCTGGTTGACGAGCGGCAGCAACTTGCCCGCTGCGTCATTGAAGATCGCGAGATGCAGCGCCGATTTCTTGACACCCTCCGGCATCTTCTGGAAGTGATCGGCGATCTGGGCAAAGACCTCCTCAGTGGGCTTGGCCTTGCCATGGGCATCCCGCAGGCTGACGCCGATCCTTTTGAAATTCGCCGCCATCTGATGATTGCCGGCATTAGCGGCGACCACCTTTTTGTGCAATTCCTCCAACCCGGCGACAAAATCGTCCTGACTGACATTCGCGGTCTTGGCGGCATAGGCCAGGTGTTGAAAGGCGGTATTGGAAAGGCCGGTCTTTTGTGCCAGCACGGAAATCGATGAACCGGCGTCGGCCGCACCTTTGATCAATGCGAAGAAACCACCGCCAACGATGCCAACCGCCGCCGTCACCCGGGTTGCCATTTCGCGGGCTTCTTTGGCAGCATTGCCAAAGGCCATGCCGACCTTCTTACCGGCATCGGCAATGCGGGCGAGCCCCAGCTCACCATTCAAGCGGCTGACCCTCTTTGCGATTGCATTGACCGGTTTGGTGACGCGGTCGATGGCTTCAAGGATGACACTCAGCTTCACGTGTCGGAACCTTCTCTGAGGCGTCGTTGCCAGTTCTTTGCCCGGTTAAACCAGAACGTCAGGCGTCCTGGTCCCCAGTCGTCGACATCGTTGGGGTATCCAAAGGTCCCTGCGATGACTTCGAGGCATCCGCTCCAGTCCGCAGGGAAGCCGGCAAAAAACTTTCGACCGCATCAAAGATTGCCATGCCGTCTTCGAGACACAGATTGTCGATCTGGTTCAGGGTCAGGCGCGTCGCGCGCGATGTGAGGTGGCGAAGCAAGGTGCCGGGGTTATCCTTGCCGCCGGCACCGTCGATCGCGCTGAGCAAGTCGCCGGTTTTAAGCGGCCTAACCATGACCTTGTCGATCTTCTCCAGGACGTCATCGCTGTCCTTGGCCTTGAGTTCGAACGGCTGGGTCAATAAGACGGTCCTCATGCCGCCATCTCCTGCGCCGGATCGCCCGCGAAGTCGAGCGACACGTTGCCGCCGGCACCGTCCTTCATGGTTGGCGGGACAGTGATGAAAGCATTGCTGATCACGAAGGATTGGCCGGTATCCGCTTCGAAGATGATGGTGGCACCCGTCACATTGCGCAGGTCGGCCAGCGTCATGCCGGTCATCAAGGCGGTTTCACATACCAGGGTGCCCGGCGCCGTCTCCTCGGCAAAGCCGACCTTCTTGCCAACGATGACGGGATTGCGCTTGGTGCCGCCGACATCCAGCGTTGCGCCTGGTGCGGTCTCCCAGACCTGGCCGTCGACACGGATCGTCGCCCGACCAAGGAACTTATTGCCAGTGATTGCCATCTAACGCTTCTCCTCAGAGACGGAACTGAATGCGACCCGCGAAGATGCGGAGCTGGTTGACGATGTTGGGCGGCACCAGCGCATTGACCCGGTTGGGGTCGTTAGGGTCGATCTCGACAATGATATCGTTCTTGAATTGCTCGATATCTTCGGCCAGGCCCTGGTCTTCCCATAGCTTGAACCGGGCGATGATTTCGCCCCGCAGGGTCTTCGGTGTCACCACCGCCTGGCCACGTGAGAAGTTGGTGCCATCACGTGCCAGCTTGTGGCGCGGATACTTGAGCGCAATGAAGTTGCGGAGGTCGTAGCGCAGCAGGGCCAAGGTCCGCATGGTCTCGACATCCAGGAAGCTGGCATCGGCCGCCAGGAAGGCATTGGTGCGGTACATGGTGATTGACCGCTCGATCACGACATTGCCGCCGCCATCGACGCGCCAGGTGGCAACGCCGGATGACAACATGATGTTGCGTTCCTGCAAAGTGAAGCGGTCGACCACGGCCGGCGGCAGCAGCCCCGGCAAGGTCAAGGTCTGGATCGGCCGCGCCGGATCGATCGATAGGTAATAGGCGGCGACACCGGCAAGGCAGGCGGCCCATTCCCAAGGCGGCGTCGGGGAATTCTTGGCACCGATCATGGTGACATGCGACGAGTTGCGCGTGAGGCCCAATGTCGTCAGGGTCGAGAGCGTACCGCTGGCCGCCGTCCAGACATGACTATCGATCATCTTCAACGGACCGAAATTCGTGTCCATCTTGGTTTCATACGCGGTCAGGTTGGTGGCGTCGGTGTACGGGTTGACAATATCCGTGTACCAGGCGTCGCCGATCAGATCGAGAACCGGCTGAACCAGCGGGTTGCCGGTGCCGGCCGACATGGCGACCACGGCCAAGGCGAGACCCGCCGGCAGTGCTTCCCCAATGTTATAGGAATGCCGGAGGTCGATATAGTTGCCGCACTCACCTTTATGCCGCGCGGTGATGGTGACGACGCCGGCGGCGGCCGACGCGGTGACCGGCAGGCTGGTCATTGCGGTAATGGCGGCGACGACGGCAGTGGCAATCTGCGCCACGGTCTGGCCGGTGGTGATCGCGACCTGGACCAGGCGGCCGGCGATGTAGAGGTTCAATGTCCCATTGGCTGTCGGCGCGCCGGTAAAGGTCAGCGTCCCCGTGGCCAGGGCACCGGCTGCGTTGTCATCCAGCGCGATGGCCCATGTCTCGGTATAGTTGTTGGCCTTGATCAGCGCCGCCAGCATATGGCTCAGTTGCGAGCCGATACCAAAATAGGCCGTCGCCTGGTCCGGGCTGGTGATCAGCTGCGGCGTCAAGGCTTGGACCGTGCCCGATGTCAGGCGCTGGCCGATGACCAGGATCTTGGTCGGCAGGCCGGTAATGCCGGGAATTGCGCGGGTGTTGTCGATCTCGACATAGACACCGGGAACACGGATCGAAACCGGAATTGAATTAAAGGACAATGCCATCGTCGGTTACTCCTGACCCTTGGTGGCGCGCGGCGTCTTGGCTGCAATGACATCGCCATCGGATAGACGGCGGCGCCAATATTCGGTGTCTGGCACGTCGTCGCCATCCGCCGGCAGGCAGTTCTGGCGTTCTGGATCTGGCACCATCAGGCCAGCGGCAGGCTTCACAAACATTGACGGTCTCCGTTCAAGAAATCGGTAAGGTGACGTTGTCAGTGGCATCGGCCGTTGCGTCGGCCGGCAAAGGCAGATGGACATTGCCGAATTTCGGGATATCCCAATTGGCGTGCCAGGTGCGGAAGTCGCCGAGCGTGGCTGGGTCGGTGCCGATGTCATCGGCATGCGATGTCGTCAGGGTGAGATTGACCCCGTGACACAGGATGTCCGCGAACATGACCGGGCCGCTTTCAGCCATCTGCACGCCGACCGGCTGGCCGGTTTCCAGTTGTGCGACAGCAACGCCACCCAGGGTTAAATCCTGTTTAAAGGCATAGCGGACCAACTCGACCAGGCGGTCCATGACGATCTCGCTGCCTTCTTGGTCCTGCAGGGCCATGAAGCCCCGGATCTGCCAGTCATATTGCAAGACGGTCTGGGTCCGCAGATACGAGGTCTCGCGAAAGGCGACGCGGCGAATGAACCAGCCGCGCAAGTCGAGCTTTGGCCCAACCTTGCGCATGTAGAGTTCAGCAAAGGCCTTCTCGGTCTTGGCGTAGCGCTCATAGGGCTGGATGACGCCGATATCCGGCACCGTCGCCAGACAGCTGCCGATCGCCAAGCGGATGTCTTCCATGGTGATGGTCACGGCTGCGCCTCAATCTTGGCTTCGGCGCGATCGAGGGCACGGGCAATCATGGCGAAATACTGTGTCCTGATCGCCTCGCTGGCATCACGGAACATGAAGGCGCCCTTGGTGCCCTTTTTGGCAATCTTCAGCTGGATCATGCGGGCGATCTGGCGGGCCTCAGTCCCGCGCTTGGCGAGCTTCCGCTCCACCCAATCGACCAATGGCAGCAGCGGCGCCCAATGAGGCGCACTACCGAGTTCGACCGGAATGGCATAAGACAGGCTGGTTTCAGCGCCACCCGCCACGCGATGGCCGGAGATCGTCACCGGTATGGCGCCGATGCTGTCGCGCAACGTGCCCATGCCACTGGTCGGCGTGCGCTCCTTCGCTTCGCGCTCCAGCAACGCCGATGCCTCGGTCATTGCCGGAACCAATTCCTTCAAGACGATCTTGGGCGCCTTCGCCAGAAGCCGCACCAGCCGGTCCGTCTGCCAGGTGATGTTGATTTCGCCGGTCATAGATAGGGCCTGCGGCGGTGATGGGTCAGGCGGCGGCCGCCGATGCTGCTCGGCACGACCACGCGGACATTGACACTGGCCGATTGCACCCGCTTTGGATCGATGCCCAGCAGGTCATAATAGCGCTGCCGCAAGGTGCGGGCGCGGGACGCGAAATTATCCGGCTTGTTGCCGGGATTGACCGTATCGGCCGCAATGGTCGGGGTGTTGTCCGAGCTGGTTTGCGCCGACATCTGGTCGTGCAGGATGGCGGAGGCGTAGCTTGCCACCGCTTCATGTGCGGTCGGCGTGATCGTGTCGGTTGCGTCGTCCAGGGCATGTGGCACGACCAGCGTCATCCTGACGACACTATTGGCGGCCGTCCGATCGGATACCAGAACCTGCGGGCCGGTCGGATCGACATAGATCGACCAATCCGGCCGCGCCAGGATGGCCGGCGGGTTGCGACCGATCGGATATTCAATGCTGACGACGTCAAGGGCATCCGCCGGCACCGGCACCAGATAGCCGCCGGCCGATGTGACATCACGCACCACCTTCCGGGGCCGGTCACCATCAAGCTGGGTGACGGCCAGGGCAATCGCACGGTCGACCTGTTCAGCGTCAACGCGGTCTGCGTTGTCGCGGATCTGATCGCGCACCAATGTCCTGACGTCATCCAGCATGATCGATATTTCCCCGGGCCCGGTTGCGCCTTAAGGCACAACCGCCTTTTGCAGGCCGCGATAGTCGAGGAGATTGCCGCCGTAGATATGGCGGATCTTGTAAGTCAGCACGTCGTTGTTGAAGAACGAGCCGACATTGGGCAGATCCTGCACGAACAGCGACGGCTCTTCCTCACCATCCAGGAAGCCGATTTCAAGGCTCGGGATGTCCTTCGGATCGGCCGCCAACACGAAGTCGTTGGTATCGGTCCAATAGAAGATCGGCACGATGGTCGGCATCAGGGACTGGACGAAGGTTTTGTCGAGGTTGGTCGACCGCACGAACATGTTACGGAAGGTTTCCTCAAGATCCAGCGGACCGAAGGCCAGAGACGGCCCCATGCCCAACACTTCGCCGCTGTTCTTTTGCGTCTGCTTCATCATGGCGAGACGCATGGCGGCGTAGGAAGCCGATGATGCGGCAGCGACGCTGAGATTGCCGTGGGTCGCATGGAACAGCGCGACGCCATCATAGATCGTGGGGTTGGTCACCAGGAAGTCGAAGACGAACTGGCACAGCGTGCGCTTCGCGGCGCGGGCGAGCTGCGTCGGGATGCGGCGGATCGCACCGACATCGTCGTTCTTGATCATTTCCAACGTGACGCTTTCGAGGCCGCCGCGCTTGGTGACGGCATAGGTCGCCTTTTCGTCGGTCGGACTGGTCAGGGCAGTATAGGCACCGCTTTGCGCCACGGCCGGCAGGTTGCCATAACCACCAAAGCGGGTGCGTTCCTGGGTACGGAAGTCGTTGACTGGAACAGGGTCGCCGGCCAGCAGCTTCCAGATATCCAAGTCGACCTGGGCATTATAGTCAGCCACCATGCGGCGGGTTATGGAATTGCCAAGGACGTTGGCAAAGGCAGTCGTGTCCAGGGCTTCAGAGAAACGCGTGGTCCGGTCGGGGCGGCCAGTTACCTTGGCATCGCCGGTAATCGCCCGATAGCATTCGCGGAACGACGTGGCCTGGCGGTGGTCCTTATGCGCGCGGTCAAAGAAGGCGTCCAGCATGTCGTCGTGCTTTTCGCGTTCATCCTTCATGCCTTCGATGAAGGACCCTTCGCCGAGATCAGCAACGGTGCCGCCAAGTCCGACCAGGGTCTGCGACAGGTAAGCGGCTTCCTGCTTGATGGCATCGGTCACCGCCGCTTCGGTGAATTTGGCATTGCCGCTGAACTGCTGGATAATCTTCAGCTTGGCCGCACCCGGCAGCTTCGAGCCGTTGACCAGGTCGCGCATGCGGAACTGGTTCCCCACCGCTTCCGTCAGATTGGCGTTGCTGGCTGCGGGGTCGACGCTGTTGGTGGTGGCCTGCAGCGCCGTCGTTAAAACCGTCTGCAATTCGGCATCGGTGATCGTGGTCAGATCCTTGCCCTGCAGCAAGGCGGGGTTTGCGCCGTTGATAAGCGCAATGAGTTGAGCGCGGTCCATGAATTCTCCTGTATCGACGGCTTCAACGAATGAAATGATCCCGCCGCCGGCACCCGGCTCAACGATGAGATCGACGGAATTGACCTTGATGAAGGCCTCGGCAATGCGATTTCCCTTGGTGCCGGTGGCGGTACCAACGACATCGACCGAGAGGCCGAATAGGTGGGACAGGTTTTTCTCGACGGCCTCCCGGAGCCGAATAGCGACCGGATCGTCATCGCCGCAGATCAAGGTCATGATGGCCTGGATCTCGCCGCTATCCGCCGTGGTGCCTTCAATGAAGCGCGGCTTGGTGAGGCCACCAATGAGGTTCCGAACGTCCTTGCCCTGGCCAAGCGTGTGCTCGCTGTCGGACTTGCTAAAGACGCGGACACCCTCGAACATCGGGGCGGCTTCCCGCAGCAAAGTGTCGGAATAGTAATTGCCGTTCAGAGACCGGCCGGCGCGAATGACGCGGACCAAATAGGAATTGGCCGGCACGCCATCGCCGGACGCGGCCTCGATCAACACGGATGTGCTGGCGACGGGCGCCGCAGCCACCGGGCTTGCGACCACGGGGGCAGGATCAGCAGCATCGACGGGAACGAAGGCGCGGACGACTTCGCTAGGCGTGCCGAACGAGATGGTGAGATCATCGGCCACCGCATAGGGATAGCGGTAGCTCTTGCCATCCATGTCGACGATGACGCTGTCGGCATAGAGTGCTGAAACATATGGCCAGGGGTCGCAATCATCACCCGTGAGCTTCAGCAGCTCGCGGAGCGCACCTTGCACCTGGTCACGCAAGGCGATCAAATCGACCTCGACGGCTTCCAGCAGTCGGGCCGGCGTCAGACCGGCCGTGCCGAGCAATTGCAGACGCCGGCCAAGCTTCATGCCGGCACCGAAACCTTGCGACCGTCTTCCGTCACGATGACGGTGCCATCCTTGTTGATGCCGAAAATGGTGACGGGATCGATGCTGAGCTTCTTGGCGATGCTTGCGGACCGCTTGTCGCTAGCGGCCGGATACTGATCGCGCGGGGTGGCGTTGTCGGCTGACGGCGCCTGGGTGGTTGCTCGGTCGCCGGCGGGCTGCTGCTCTGCGCCTGCCGCTGCGGCTTGGTTAGCGTCTGGTTGAGCCAAGAAATGCCTCCTAAGGTGTTGCCAAGTGGCGTTGACTTGGTCACCTTGGGGCATCGGCCGACCGGAAATAACCGGTGCCGCTGCCGGAAGCCCTTCCCGAAGGCCGGGACGCACCCCCAGATAGGGGGTGAAATGGGGTCCGAATAGCATTTTTGCCACAACCCCTAGCCAGGCCCCCGAAACCCGCTGCCGTTAAACCCCAGTTAAACGGGTCTGGGCTGAATCACGCCCATCCGGGGCTACCACCGCCGCGCGCGCCTGGCCTGAGGGCCGCCAGCGGCCCTAAAAACCGGACGCCAAATCCCGCTTGGACCGGCTGTTGGCAATCTCCTCATCCGAAAACGCCTGGCGTCCAGGCCGGATGACCTCCCAGGACGCCATATAGGGCAGGCTGGTGCAGCCGCAATTGATGGTCTCAGCGGCCGGCCCGGCCGGGTCGCGGGGAAACATCAACTTGACGCCCCCCTCAAGGTTGAACGGTTTGTCGACATCCCGGATCTGGCCGTCGATCGCGTCATGGCTGAACCGGCTATGCAGCTTCCCCGATCGCCGCCACTGTTTCTTCATGCCCGGCACCACCTTGACGGCCTGTTCATGGCGGTCCTGTGCGGCCGTCGAAAAGGCGCGGCCTAGCTCGGTCCGCACGATGGTATGAGCGCGCCCCATGCCGCCCTCAATGATCTGGCTGACCTTGGTCGCCGCCTCGAAGGGTGTCTGTGTGCCGATCGCCGTTGCGCCCAACTCGGCATTGATGCGGTTGGCGAGCTGCGCCGTGATGTCGGTGACGCGGCCAGTGAGGAAGGATTTCATCGCCGTCAATTTCCTGACATCGACCCCGACCAGGTGGCCGGTCAAGTCGATGCCGGCGGCCGATAGCGGCGCATCGATCAAGGCGACACCGCCAGCCCATGACTGGTCGGCGCCACCATGCAAGGCATCCGTCGCACCTGGCTGGAACTGACGCAGCGCCTTCTGGACCGCCTGACGCAAAGCTGTCAGGTGGAATTGCTTGAAGTCGGTCGGCTCATTGGCCAGCGCCGTATTGATGTCGGTTTCGGCCTGTTTAAGCAGCCTTTGAACTTCCGCCGCGGTGTCACGCTGGATACGGATGCCGGCCTTAAGATGTTGGCGCTTGGCTTTGTTAAAAGCGGCGGTCTTCTCGTCTTCCGTCATTCGTTGACTCTTTGGGCATTTTGTCGGATGCCTAGGGAAGTATTCAGCACCATGGGGGAATTGTGGAAAAGACGGTTATGCATCGGCAAACGCTGGAGCGGTTTCTGATCGGCAAGCTGATCGCCTATGATCCCAATCACCGCACGACCAACATGCGCATCCGTGTCTTCCCTGCCGATGACGCCGGCATCAACTGGGATCTGGAAACGATCGAACCAGCCTTGCCGGCGGCGGCGATGGATGCATTCCGGTCGAACGTCATTAACCGGCTGCAAGCCAGTATCGAGGCGACGCAATAGGCCGTAGCACCCGGCCGCCATCAATCACGATCCAGCGGCAAGACCCCTTGCCGGGTCGCCGTCTTTTGCCACAGCCGGAAATGGGTCTCACAGTAATGCAGGTTCGGCCCGATCTCATGGGCATGCTCCCCGCACATGGAGCGGTCGCAGGTCTTGCCACGCGGCCCCACCGGGTAATCGCAGAGATAAGCCCCGACATCGGCGCAATCGGCACAGTGCTTGCCCAGCCTGCCACAGAGAATGACCTTGCCGCCGTCAGGCAATTTGATGTGATAGCAGGGCATAGGCCGAACCTCTCGCTAGGTGGACAGGGCCTTTTCAAGCTCTCGCCTTGGGATCATCAGCTGCGCTCCCTTTGGCAGAACCGCGATCTTTCCGTCCGGTAGGACAACGGCCGTTCGCGATCCGAGCGCCACTGTCTTGTGATCATCGGCTCCTTTCAGTGTCACGACGACGCGGCTCATATGCCCTCACCATCTACGGGCGGCAGTTGTTCCCCGGTGACGGCGGGTGGCACGGTATAAACATCGTTCTCCGCGCGCCTCGCCGCATCGGCGCGGGCGGCTTTCAATTCCTCGACCGGATCGATCTCAAGACCCAGCTGGCCGGCCATCATGGCGATCAGCTTGACGCCGGTCTCCTCCGACATCACGCCGGCGGCCACGGCCTGTGTCACCGCGACCACCACCTGTTGCAGGGCGGTGGTATATTTCGAGGTGTCGCGGGCGGTCAGTTCGGGGAACACGGCCTTGGGCTTGAAGCCCGGCATCTGGCGGAGGCCGATGACTTCGCTGGAGATCGCCAGCAAGCGCTGCTGGATGACATAGGACGCGATAGCCTCAAGGATCGCTTTCCACAATCGCTGGCGCTGCGAGAAGACCTTGAATGTCGGCTCGCCCATGGAACTTGCCGTCGCCAGATTGACATCATCGGCGCCGCCGAACCAATGGGTGGGAACCGTGCTGCCGCCCAAAACGTGCTTGCGCAACACGTCCAGGGTGCCGGTGGCATCCAGAGAGTTCAAGTCAGGTGTCTGGGTCTCCCAGACTTCATTGTCGTTGTGGACGCGAACAGACATCGGCTCGGGCGGCGTGATCTCGGTGGCACGCTTCTGAACTTCCTCAGGCGTCGCATTCTTCAGCGTCACATCCCAGGAGACTTGGCGCAGCAAGCTGGCCCGGTCCCCTTCGCCGAACAGCAGTTGCTCATATTGGTCGGCCGGGTCGATCGCCGACAAGATGTCCGACCGGCCGCGCCGGCCGGTCGAGAGGTCATTGATCCGATGGAAGAAGCAATCCCCGGCGGTCATACCGCGCCGCAGGTTGATCGCCCCTTGGCCGAACAGGTCTTCATCGCGACCTTCGTAGATGACCCGGTAGATCTTCTTCTTCCCGGAACGTCCTTCGACGACGACGCCGATCGGTGTTTCGACGTTGTCGGGGTCCGTGATGATTTTGACGATGGCGGATGGATCGACCTTGCCAAGGCGAACATCGCCGGTCAGCTCGTTGACGAAGACCGGCAGGCATATTTCGCCGAACAGTGACAGCTCGCGGACATGCTTTTCCAGCTTGAGATCAAGCCGGTTGATCGGATCAAGCCAGAATTCGTTCAGCCATTCCTGTGCTTGCGGGTCATCGACAGTGAGGCTGACACCCTCGCCAAGCAGGAACGCCACCGGCAACTCGACCAGGCGATTGGTGAGGCGATTGGCCTCCCATTGGTAGGCAGCCAGTTCCTGCATGCGCATCTGGGACAAGGGCGTCAGGTCGCGGCGGCGGCGGCTGCCGGTCAATGGCCGCCAATCATCTTCGTCAGGATCAATGGTTGTCCCGTAACTCTCGGTGATGCGAACCGGCGCCGCCTTCTCAAGGGCTGGCTCCTGACGGTTCAGCACTTCTTCTCCTGGCGAAAACAATGCGTCGATGACGCGGCGAAAGCGGGACATTATCGTCTCCCAAACATGCGATTAGACTGGCGGCCATACATGGCACCGGATGATGTGCGGCGGTTGGCGACGCTTGGCGGCACGGTAACGCCGGCAGATGGACCGGCGGAGAAAGCAACCGAATAGAGCATTTCGAGGGCGTCAGGCCCGTCGTCATGATCAGCCGATGGATATTGACGGATCTGCTCCAGCAAGACGGTCTGGCTGGCATGGAAACGGATTAAGCCGTTATTGACATGCGGCTGCATCCGCTCGATGCGGAGGCTCTTATCGGAAATCGGGATGATCGGGATCGCCGGCACCGGGATGCCCCGCTTGGCGGACCGCGCCACCAGCTCGGTCCGAAAGAACTCTTGAAACTGCACCGATTCGATGCCCCAGCGAATGCAGTTGTGGACTTCCTGCATCGCGATGATGTCTTCGATAATGCGATCCGGCAGCCGGCGCCGGACCAATGCTTCGATAACGTCCAGGACGCCCGTGCTGCGGTTCAGACCGCCGACCAGAATGGCGGACGGGTCGCGCGATTTGTTGTTCTTACCCAAGGACGGGTCGCAGGCACCGAACTTGATCCACTCATGGATGATCTCGACCCAGAAGATGGGATTGCCGAAAAGCGCGTCGGCCTGATTGATCGGCTCGTTCTGTTGCTCGGCATCGAACGACGCCGGGCCGATCTTGATCCGCAGCTTCATCAGGTTGATCAGCGGGCGGATCTCGGGCCAACTGACAACCGCGCCTTGGGTCATCTCGACCAGGCGGCCGGCATAGAAGGCCTCGGCTTCCACCGTACCCTGGTTGCGCATGACCTCTTCCCATTGCTGCCACAGATCCATGTGATCCGGCCAACGGATGATCGAGGCAAACTTGATCGACCGCCAAAGCGGGTTGCGCAGCTTCCTGGAAAGGACGCTGTCGTAATGCAGGATGGTGCCGATATAGATGACGTCCAGCGAGCCATCGGCAGCACCAATATTCATGACGGCCTTGTCGACCCAGTCTTCCAGCTTGTCACGCTGGTCGGGTGACTTCACGTTTTCATCGTTCTCGATATCATCGAGGATGAACAGCCCCGGCCGGTGCGGGCCATGCCGGCGGCCGCGCAAGCGTTTCCCGCTGCCGACACCTTCGATCTTGATGCCGTTCCGAGTGACAACGACGCCTTCCTTCCAGACGCGGCCCTGGCCGCAGGCCTCAGGGAAGTCCAGCGCTAGGCGTGGGTTGGCCTCCAGTTCCGCCTTGATCGCCTCGACCATAATGGCGGCCTGGTCGAAAGCGTCCATGCCAATCATGATGTAATGCTCGGCTAACAGCACTACGCACCAGAGGGTGAACAGCTGGGATACGAAAGTAGATTTGGCCTCGCCGCGCGGGGCGGCGATGGCATCGGCCTGGCCTTCCGCTGTTTGAAGGATTTCCGGTAAGCGTTTAAACAGATACCGATGCAGCTGGCTGCCGCTGGGAGACTTGAGATAATGCGGGAAATAGGTCCGGCAAAAGAACTCGAAGCCGTCTATGGGGTCCAACACCTTGGCCCGGCGCTCTGCAATCGCCTTGGGGCTGTCATCAAGGCCCGTGACCTCTGCCTCAATACGACGGCGCAGCTCGGCGGCCGTGTCGGCCATGAGCTGCTTGAATTCGGTCTTACTGACCTTGCCTTTGAACCGACCGAACATCAGCCGTAATCCTTGGCGAGTTCCGCCGCGAATGGCTCGATGACCTCAAGCAATGATTCCGCGAGATGCGGATACGCTTGCGTGACGAACTTGGCAAACCGCTGCATGACATCGGTGGCGATCGACAGGCGCGACAGTTCCGGGCTGGCTTTGCCGACTGCCGCCATGGTCTTGGTGAAGGCATCTGCCAGCCGCGACAGGATTTCCGCCTTGGCAAGCGGCGTGATCTTGGCATCCAATTTGACGCCTTCGACCGTCGCCTGATGTAGCGCCAGATAATCTTCAAGGATCATCTGTGCAATAAGCTGCGTACCATCGCCTGACATGCGCGCCGCCGATCGGGCACGCTCCCAGTCGTCGCCATCTGTTTCGGCCTTGGACTTCCATCGTCGCACCGTGGCAATGCCGATTTCAAAGCGATCGGCGATCGTGTCAAGGCTCTGGCGGTCATAGACATAGGCCGCGCGGACTTTGGCAAAGGTCTCTGGACCGTGTGCCATGATCAGCGCTTCAATCGGTCGAGAGAGATCGAGAATGCCTTACGGGCGACACCGGCCGTCACATTCGGCCGCTTGACCTCGGGGTGGTGGTGCCGACCTTCAGCGATCCACTCACCGGCTTCCGTCAGCAGCGCGACCAGCGAGCCATGGGCGATGTCGGCCACGACCAGGTCGTTGTCATGCAACCAGACCAGTTGCTCGCGCACTTGCTGGCGATCGGCCGCGATGCCGACAGCGCCGACCAAGTCGACCAGCAGGCTTTCATGCGCCTTGCGGGATGGCAGATCGAGCATCGCCCGCAACAGCGCCAGGCGCAGATGCTGTATCCAGGCACTTCCCAGGTCGGAACTGGTTCCGCTCATCTCGACCTCGCCGCATCAACGAATATGAGTTCGTGGCGGGTTACAACGGCTTCCATCCGGGTCATTAGGCCCATGATGCTGCCGTATTCGGCTCGGGCCAGTTTGATCTCGCCAACGGCTTCGCCAAGTTCGAGCTGCAAGGTGTGCAAATCGTCCTTGGTTGGCATGTGTTTCATTTCCAACTCGACCTTGTCGACACGCCCGCCAAGGGTGGTGACGGTCTTGTTGACGCCGTGCAGATCGGCTTTAGTGGCGAACGCTCTGCGCATCGACCAAGAAACCCAGGCAAGCAACATCTGGATCAGCAAGATGAAGACGGGCGGTCCATAATCCTTGAGCAATTCCATTAAGGGACCTTCTTTTCCCGTCGACGCTGACAGTCGATGCAGCGGCGTGCCGCCGGATAAGCCGTACGGCGCTGTTGATCAATCGGCTCACCGCAATCCTGGCAATCGGTGCAACCCGGTTCTTTGACATGGGAAACGACGCCAGCAATCGCGGTTTCGGTGTGGTAGATTTGCAATTGCTGGGCATCGTCAATTTCGTCACTCATGAGACGCCTATCTGGTCGGCGTATGTCGTGATCCGCTGCAGCCAGTCCCAAAGGGCGGGATACTGATCTTCCGGCAGCGCCTCCAGTTCCTTGGCCACGGCCGGCCCGGCCTTGGGGAAAGGCGGCGGATCGGTGACGATGGGCCTAGAGGCCGTTGTTTCGCATGCGCTGCAAAATAGCAGCCCGATCAGCGCGAGGCGCCGAAGCGACTTGAAGCTGCTCATCCTTCACCTTGTTTTCCGCTTTGAGTTGATCCATCTGGGCTTCCTGCCGGCCGGCTTCTCTCGCCGCCACCGGACCGGCCAGCAATTGAACGACCCAGGCAAGCAGCTTGAGAAGCAAGGCCATGGGTCAGGCTCCGACCAGCTTTGTCCCAGCCGGCGCGGCGGCTGTCCCGGTGCCGGTGGCGGCGTCCTGACCCAGCCACGAGCCAATGCGCGCCTCGATCAGTTGTTCGAGGTGATCATTGGTGAGGCCGAAATGTGCGAGGGCATCCGGTACGCGGTCGATCAGGTAATTGACCGCATGCGCAACCGTTTCGTTGTGAACGTCGACCTTGAGATTGCCGGCGGCCGCCTTCTGCACCTGGACGTTGGCATAGGCGATCGCCTTGTCAATCGCGGGATCGAGATAGCTTCGGGTGACGTTGTCGAGATCGAGGCCAGTTTTCTGTTCCAGAAACTTCATCAGTGCCCGGACCCCGAAATGCGCGGCGGATGCAACGACGGCGGCGGCTACACCTGAGAGGGTCAAGATGATGTTGCCGAGATTGATATCGGTGAGCGGTGCGGCGGAAGTGGTTCCGTCATCGGCAAATGCAATGACGGGCACCAACATGCCGGCCGTTACAGCGGCTGCCGCAAATAGCAGATTGGCGCAGAATGCCCGGCTGCGCGCCGGCAAAGAACCGAACAATCGGTCGATGATCGGCGTTGCCAGCATGGCGATGCTAAAGAGACCGGCAAGGGTCAGTAAGCTGAAAAGCTTAAGCATGGTTTCTCCTAGAGGTAGGGCGCGACCAGGCGCCGATAGTTGGCAATGAAATCTTCCTCGCGGCCGGCGCCTTGAGGTGTGTTGTAGACCCGCTTCCACACGCGGGCATGGCCGGCTATGTCACCGGGAGCGGCCATCGGTACAGAGGAACGCCAATACTTGATGCGGGCCATCGCGGTGGCGAATGCCCAATTGGTCGCGAGCTGCTCTTCCATCGACGGTCGCGCGGCGAGCATCGACAGCACCCGATCGCAAAGAGCACGGTTGGCTGCGAAGTGCAGGAAGTTGTCAAAATTGTCCTTCAGGCTCGGCGGCTCCATCTGATAGGGGCCGATGCCGGGACCAAGCGTCTCGTCATTTGGACCCGTCACCTGGTCCAAATATTCGAAGTGACTTTCGTGAGCTGTGGTGCCCAGCAACAACTCGACGGCCGCCGGGCTATTGAAGCCCGGCAAGCCTTGGCCGACATAGTTCAATGTCGGGACGATGACGAATGTCTTGAGCTGGCGAATTTTCATGCGCGCATTGTCGCGCGCATTGACCCTGATTGATCACCGGCACGCGTGCCGGAGAGGCATTTAATCTGCCGCTGGTTCCTTGTGCTGGAACATATCGATCTGACGGGTATCCGGTCTAGTGTCTTGGCGGACTTCGCGTACCCAGCGCGCCGATACGCCGAAGCGCTGGGCAACTTCCGACGTCTTGCCTTCGGCCGCCGCGATCAGGCGCTTCCGATGCCGAGCCGATGCAAGGACTGGCAGAAACAGCTTCTCGCCAGCATAGCGCTCCGACAGTTTCTTGGCCGCCGCCGGCCCGATCGCTTCCGCGATGCGATGATCGGCGGGGATGTCATGCGGCACATAGCAGTAATCGAGGCCCCGGAAGGCGTCGACCAGGTTAAGCGTCGCCCCGGTGCCGATGACTTCGGCGATTTCGACCAGGCTGGATGGCCAGCCGCGCATCAACTCGTTCATGAAACCCTCTTTAGCCAGGCTTTCAATGCTTCAATGACGGTGGTGGATTGGTCGATATCCAGGAAGTCCGGGTCGACCTCGACATTCTCTTGGCCGGGATGGATCAGCCGGCCACAAAAGGCGCGCAAGGCCTGCTTGCTAGGGTTACGGAGCGCGCCGGCCGTCTCAAGATTCTTCCACAAGGCATGGATCATCCGGGCGGTGGCCGATCGCGCACGCTTCGGTGCGCCCTTGAAGGCACCCAGCGATTTCATATGTTCGAGGACCGCGCGGCGCTGCAACGACGACAGGTCGGCGGCCGATTTCTTGCCGGTCCGGGTCAGCAGCATGGCCCGATAGGTGGCATCATCAAGACCGAGTTCCTTCTGACCGATCTTGATCTTGGCGATTTCCTGGTTGCGGTGAAGATCGGTCATGTTGGGCCTCAATGTGTGCGGCTGATGGCGGTCTGGTTGAAATGGGCGGCCAGTTCGGCATTGCTGATGCCGAGATCGACGATGGCAGCACAGACCGCATCGAAGGCGGCCATGGCAGTGTCGCTGTCGATGGCTTCCCCTGCCGGCAGCGGCTTGCCGACCAGGGCGGCAAGGCCACGGATCACATAGGCGCGGGCTTTCTCCCGTTCCGTCGTTGTCAACGCCGACCGGCGGGCCATGACGACTTGCAGAAAGCAGGCGAGATCAAGCGATGCGACGATATGTGGCGGGGTCATGGCTGGGTCACCTCGTATTTCGCGAAATTGCGGTTCCAGTCGCAATAGGTGATCGTGAATGCCTGGAGGCGTGGCGTTAAGAGTGAAACCATCCAGTTATCGACAATCACGATCTTGCAGACGACGCCATTAATGTTGATTGTCGATCCTGGCTTCGGATCTAGCGCGTAGCGCCGGTGGGGCTGTATATCGCAATCGATCATGGCCGCACCTTCCGCCGCTTGCGACGGCGGCGGGGCTTCCCAAATTCACCGGACTTGATGCGGGCGAGCACGCTATCTAGGCGCTTGTTGCGGTTATTCCACAGCGCCGAGTCCCGCCACTTCCTGACATGCTCAAGTTCCGCTGCAATGCTGGATTCAAATTCTGCACCCGTTAGCGACAGGTAGTATTTGCCACGCCACATAATGTAAGCGGCGACATAGAGGACCAATGTTTCCTTGGTCTCTTTCCGCAGATCGCCCTCCAGCAGCAGCTGCCGTTGATAATAGGCTTCAAGCGCGGCTCTCGCCTGCTTGGCCTGATCGCTATCGGTGACGATATCGGCCATCACACGCCCCTTACGCCGGCTGCATCGCCCCAAGGAGCGCATCGCGTTCCTTGGGGCCATCGGCCAGCTTGACGCGATCGACGACACGACGAGTCAGCATTTCGAAAGCGGCGGCCACTCCCTCGACGGCGAAATAGGCAAGTCGATTGTGGCCGTCATAAGTTGGGGCGTCGCGCGGGAACTCGGCGACACTGATCAGTTTAAACCGGCCTTCAGCGACCATCTTGCGGGCCTCCGATGCGGTCACGGGACAGAAGACACTGCGGATGATTGTCGTCATGGTGGTCCTCACGCGGCGGCCAAGTCGATCGTCACGGGCACCCAAGGCGATTGGGGTGTCTCGCGGCGATAGAACCGGATGTAGGTTTTGGACCCAACGACGCGGATGCTGTCGCTGATGGCTTCCATGGCGCTTTGCCAGCGAGGATCTTGGATATTGACCCGGCGCAAGGCGAAGATTGCTTCACGGCTGACCTGACCTTCACGATCGGTGCGGAAAGCATGTTCGACCAGGACGCGGATCTCTGGGCCGGCATCTTCCGCCCATTCGGCAATGCACTCGTCAATGAGCGCCTTGGCGACCTGCAATTGCGGGCCGAAGCTCAGATGATCGGCAACGGCGATTTGTACCTTGAGGCAGCCGTCATAGGTGCTGAACGTGACGTTGCCCTTGGCGCCGCCCCGGCCGGCGCCGTACTTCTCGCCAATGAGGGACATGAAGGCGCCGACATCGTCGAAGCAATGCCCTTTGAAACGGGCGATCTGGCCTGACAATTCGTCAGCAAAGGCCGACATTTTCTTGACGAGCTGGTCCTCCAGCTTATCGACTTCGTTGACCATCGCCTCGGGCACCATGCGGCCTTTGCTATCCATCCAGAAGCCGGCGGGAATGTCTTGCTTGATCTGGTCCATGATTTACCTCTTTGAGAGTGTGATGGCTCGGCTGAGTGCCAGACGTTCGAAGTGCGGCACCGGTGCCGCTTTGCGGCGGGTGCCGAACAACAGCGAAAACAGGCGGGCGATCATCGGCTGCTACCTTTCGGCGATTGGTGGGTTTTGAAGCTGGTACCGATGCGCCGGAAGACGCGGGCAGCGAGATCCGGGTTGGCTTCGGCCAATGCATAGGCGGCGTTTGTGAAGGTCTGTGCCAGGTCGCGGGCCTGACGCTCGATCGACACCTGGTTGACCGGTTGGACCGTCGTCTCATCAATGATCCGGTCACGGATGATGACCAGGGTTTCAAAGAAGGCCGGGTCATGATCCGACAGCGCCTCAACGCGGCGGATGCCATGCATGATGGTGGTGTGGTCACGATTGCCGAAAGCGCGGCCAATCTCCGGCAGCGAGTAACCCGGCAGCAGCTTGGCGCAAAGCCACATGGCCACCTGACGGGGCCGGGCGACTTTCCGGGCACGGCGTGGTGATGTCAGCAGCCGGACGTCAAGGCCATAGGCCATGGCGACCCGCTGCTGAATGAGGCCAACCGACAAACGTGGCGGCTGGCCAGTCATGCGGCACCGCCGGTCAAGGCCACGACCGCCGCCGCCAGCATGTTGGCCTCCGCCGCCACGGGAAGCCGCGTGCTGTGGCCGGAGAGCATCGTCAGGGCCACCGTGCGGGCTATGCCGATATTAGCCGGGGCGACGACAATGGGCGCGGTGCCACCTTCGACGATCGGCAGCTTGACCACCAAGGTAATCGCTTGGCCGTCATGGTCGCGGACGGTCATGATCTGGCGGTCACCGATGATGCGGTAGGTTTCGACCTTGGCTTGCTTGGTGGCGCCATCAATCACGACATCGACCGGCTGGCCGACCCGAAACGGGATATTGCTCATTACTTTTCTCCATGCAGGGCGATGACTGCCGTGGCGAGATAATTGAGGCAGTCGCGAAGTTCTGTTTGGGACAGGCTGCGGCGATCGGTCAGGATCGACACCGCCTTACACCTGGCGTCGTCGACATCAACCGGGGGAACGATGACGGCGGCATCAGTTCCCGGCCGGCCGCGTTCCGCGACCATGTATGTCCAGCGATTGACATCGATCATCACGCGCAAGATGTAGCGTTCACAAAGGTCGCTTTTCTGTGCGATCGATGCGGTGAAGCACTGACCGTCAACAGTGACGTCGACGACGTGGCTGGTTTCCGCCCGCGCGGCCATCATGCGGCACCTCCTTTCGGCGGTTCAAAGCGCGGCTTCGGCAAGGGGTTGATGCGAATGATATTGCCGTCGCGGGTGACGGCGCCGCGTGCGAACAGTTCTTCCCTGGCGCGCACTTCATGCGGCACCACACAAAGCTCGTATTGAATGACCTGCTGGCGGATCGAAGCCAATTCGCGGACAAGCCCCCGGACATCGTCCCAGGACATGCCACGGTCCTTTGCGTCGATCAGCGAGGCCATGAAATTCTCAAGCTCACTCGATGGCAGCATCTCAATTACCCCTCCGGTGGCGGCAGGTTCGGCAATGTGGCTCAAATAACTTGCGTTCGAGACCGTGGCCGGTGGTGTTGCGCTGGTTGCGGTGGCATTGGTCGAGGGCGATATCGCCGACGACGGGGCAAGCAACGGTGGCTTCCATGAGGATGCCGCGAACCGCCTGTTCAATGGCGTTTAAACCGGCGTTATATTGGCGGGTCAGCACAAGGCTGACGGTCGCCTTTGACTTCCCGATCTTGTTGGCGATCTGCGCCTGGCTGGATTGGTCACAAGCTTGCGCCAGTGTTTCCACCCAATCGGGCAGTTCCGCGCCCCAGGCCTTGTGCGCCTTGGTGACACAGGTGGTTTTGACGGCGGCATTCATGCGTCCACCTCATGATGAACGATTTCCCCCAGGTTCTGGTCGAACACCACCTTGGTCCGCTGCACCATCGGCGGCAGTGGCCCCGTTCGCTTAATCAGGCGGTAACAGGCCTGTGTCTTCTTGGTGGCTTCCTTGACAACTTGCAGATAGCCGGCGGCCTTTAGTGCCTTGAGATAAAACTTGGCGTCGACCTCAGAGACCGGCATTTGGTCGGTGCTGGCGGTGCCGGCGAGATCACGGGGCGAGAAGCTGACGATCAGCTGCATGGTGCGCCACATTTGCTCGCGCGCCAGGCCCTGCCGGCAAGGCGTGCCATCCCGCTGCAGGCGGGGGGCTTCCAGGCCAGCGTCGCGCACCAGGCGATAGATCTGGGACAGGATCTTGACGGTCGGATTGACACCGTAGACGCCGGTCGGTGCCGGCACTTTACCGTGATGCGCAATGATGCCGGCTTTCAGCAGGCTATGGACATAGGTGCGCACGGCGTCGCGATCGGCGCTGATCGCATCGGCTAGCTGGGACATGGTGAAGGTTTTCATCTTGCGGATCTGTTGCCAGACCGCTTGCCGACCAGTGATTTTGCCGGTCTGTGTCAGATGCACGGGTTTGCGACCAGCCATTACCGTCCACCTTTCCGATCGAATGGGAAGAATTCACCTTTGAAGTCCGCGGCGCTGATCTGCTTGGTGTTCAAGCCCTGGGCCTGGTTGCGGATGACGCTCAATCCACTGACGACGCGGCGTGCGGACCCATGGGCCTTATCAAACAGCGCCTTCAACAGATCGTCGGCGATATCGAGTTCGCGGCAATAGACCTTGGCCAATTGCCGAGCGTCACCGAGTGTCGCCGGCTCAGCTTGGGTCCAGGTCAGCACCCGGCTGTAGACCCGTTCCCAGCGCTCCAGGGCTTTCGGCAAATCGGCCTCGCCGATCAGCACGATCGGCGTCAAGCTGCGCTCGTAGATAGCGCGCAGGCATTCGATCATCGACTTTTTCACCAGAAAATCCGCCTCGTCGATGATCAAGGGTCGGCGCGACAGGGTCAGTTGCTCGGCAATCTGTTTGACCATCTCGGGGATGGTGCCGGCCGGTGCGATCGACATCGTCAGCAAGACTTCCTGACACAACACCTTACGGGTCCAGGTATCATCAACCTGGACGTGGTAGGCGCGGAATTTGTTGGCGGCATAGATCTTGGCAAAGCTCTTGCCATAGCCAGCAGGGCCATAGAAGCAACCAAGGCCTGGTTCCCCGTCCATGCGGTTCAGCAGGACATCGACCTGGGTCGATAGCAGGGCGACATTGCGCAGGGGCGCGATTGTGTTGACGGTTTGTGGTGCTTGTGTCATCTCTAGTTACTCCAGGTTTGTGGTATTCAAATTTAGCGGCTCCGTTTTCCAGAACGGGGCCGCAGCCTTTAGGAGAACATTTCGTCTCCGTAGGTTTCGTAGAGAGCGAACAGCCCTCGAAATTCACTGCTCTGGCGGTAGCCATTGAACCAGGTGCTATCCGCATCCGAGACCGGCGCGCCGGCATTGAGGGCGCGATGGATGCCGATGGCTTGGCGGAAGCGCTTCATATCCTCTGATTCGTCATGATGCTGTGATGCGACCGGCGCGCCGGCATTGCCGATGCTGGCTTCAAATTGGGCTTCCAGGACTGCCATGGTGGCGGCCAGTTCCGGCGTCATCGGCCGATCGGCCTGCAACTCGATCGGGCTTTGACCGAGTTCGGCCAAGGCTTCGTCGCGGTGCTGGTCCAGCAGGGCGACACGCGATTGCGCGCGGCGCTGCAAGGCATGCTCGATCTTGGACGCCGGTTGTTCCGCGATGACATTCGCGTCGCGGCGGGCCTTGCAGATCAGGCGGCCGGCTTCCAGCGTGCGTACCCAAGCCAGGTCGCCATTGTGGATGTCATAGCCGACGCGCACGCGCTCGCCACCAAAAGGTACAAGCGCTTGATCGAAATAGCGGCCCCAAGGCAGCTTGACTTCGCCGCGCTTGGTGACGCGGATCTCGTAGGGTCGCGCCAGATCATCGATCGTCGAAGCCGGCAACAGATGCGGTTCCCAGCCATTTCCACGAAACTCTGCCAGGCATTCGGCCGGAGACATGTGGCGCACAGCCCCAGTGATGCCGTCGCGGATTTTCTTCAAAGACCGATGCGGGCGGTTGTTATAGGCGTCGACCTTGGCTTGCATCCAGGCAAGGAAGTCCTGCCATCCCATCAGCAGTTGCGACCCGCCGACTTGGCGAATATCGGCTGACACCCGCTTGGTGACGCGACGCCGGGCCTCGTTGTCCATGTCCCGGCCGTTATAGGTGACCAGCTCGCGGGCCGATGATTTGAAAAGGTGCTGCAGCCGTTCGATCTTGCCGCGCGCCTGTGCGCGGCCCGGCAGAGAATTGGTGATGCTGGCGCCGGCCCGCGCCAGCATGCCAAGATCGCCGTCTGTCATGACGGCTGAATTGAGGCCGCTGCCGTTATCCATGTAGATCAGGGCGAACATGCCCAAGGTTTCCAAGCCGTGCCTGACGGCGTCGGAGAAGACAGTGGAACTTTCCGCGAGACCGGCTGACCAGCCGATGATGTAGCGGGTCGCAATATCCATGATCGAGCAAAGTTCCGGCCGGAAGGGCCGGCCATGGATCGGATGGGCGACATCGGCCTTGAAGGTGTGACCGTCGGCGGTCACCACATGAAGCGGTTCCAGGCCTTCGGTTGAGCGGCGTTTAAACGACTTGTATTTCAGCAAACCATTCGGTCCATGCCGGCCGCGCTCGCGATCGACGACTGACATCGAGGTCAGGAATCGACGCACCTGGTCATAGGAGGGCGGAGCAACTTCCGCCGGCAATTGGCGGTGCAGTTCGTCGAGAACAGCGGCCAATGACCGCTTGGTCGGCACGCGGTAGAGTTTCAGCAAGTCGCCTGCCCATGCCGGCACCGCCTTTGGTCGGGTGGCATCGAGCGGCACCAGGCCATTCCACCCATCGGCCGCATAATCGGTGCGCCAGCGATACAAGGTAGGCCGTGAGAGATGTCGGCCGCCACTGGCACCGGCTTTAGCGTTGGCCTGCGGCACGATGGCTTGCAGTTCCGGCCTCAGGTGACCAGCGGCAGCTAGATCCACCAGGCGCTTGATCGCCTTGCTGACACCGCAGATGGTGGCCAGCTGATTGAGTTCAATCAAGATTGCTGCACGAGCGTCAGCACAACGACGTTGCCAATCTGCAAGATGGCCTGGCACGATCTTGACCTGAACCGCATCATTGGCGGGAACCAAGGACGTAGAGTGTGTAACAGGCGCGGTTTCGGCGGTGGCTTTGGTTAGTGTGTCAATCAGCGCATCGCGCGCGGTGGGTGGAAGGGTCTTGACGAGACTGGTGACGTCATAGAACCAGGCCTTGGCACTTCCCTGGCCGCGCACCCGTTGCCAGCCATTGCGGGCGGCAATCTTGTTGATACCTTGCGGTGTCGTCGTCTGCTGGCCAGGCCGCCTCGGATCAAGGCCGGCCAGTCCGCAGGCCGCTAGCTCCTGTGCGCTGATCAGCGATTTCATTAGAGGCCACCGCTGCGCTTTTGCGCCCGTGCCATCAGTTCGTCGGCCATGCCGTTCGGCAGCACGTCCTTGTATTTAGCTAACCGCTGATTGATCTCCTGCCGGGCGGCAATGAGAGCGCCGACTTCAGCAATCCAGGCGTTTTCTCCGCGTAACACGCGGCACCCCAGCCTTTCAGCGACAAAATCGAAGAGACCGAAGTCGCCGGTTGCTTGAATGAAGGACGGTAAGGCCTCCAAAGGAAAACGCCAGGCGTCGGCCGATTGTGCGGTCCAGCGATCCAGCATGTTCTTGGTGATCTCGCGGCCAGAAGACCGGCTCATTTCGGCGGCGATGGCGTAGCGGTCGAGATGGCCGCCACTGCTGCGCTTGGCGTGATCAAGTGCCGTCTCGATATGTTCGCGAATTTCGCGCGCAACATCCAGACCGCCTGCCGCCTTTGACGGCTCCGGGGCTGGGGCCAAAAACATCGCGTCGAGGGTCAATTGGCGAGTGTCTGGATTACGCGACATGATCAGCTTCCCATTGCTCAAGTGCGGTGATCGCCGCGCGGGCGAGGTCACGGACCGATCCGTAAAAGACACTGGCGATCGCTTCTTCGACGGCGGCCTGCTTAGATGCCTGCCGGATGGCATGGGGGTGCGATCCGGCAGGCTGCTCCCGCAAAATGACCGACGAGGGTGATCGGCCGGGGAGATCGGCGGAAATGGCGACCATGTTCACGCCGCCTTCTGATTTTCACGATGACGACCATCTGCGGGCCGCGTACATTTCCAGGCACGGCGGGTTTGATGTCGTCGAGTCCCATCTGAATTGAAGCGCTGTGGCCAGATCTCGGAAACAGGTTTCCCAAGGAACTCGGCAATCACGATTTCACCGGCCGAATTCGGCTCGTGAAGTGCGTGCTGGCATGAATGACGAGGAAGGCCGGCCTTGATCGCAAGTTGGGCTAATGAGATGCCCTGCTTGCGCACTGCGGCCTTGATATCTTCGGGGTGCCAGATACGAGGAGCGGCCCGCATTTAATCTCCGTTTAAACCAGCCTCGCCAGGCCGGTTTTGAAAAGGTGAATAAGTTGCTTTCTGAGATAAGAATACGCAGGAAACTTAGTTTGTCCAGACAAAAAAACACAATAAATAGCGTTTCAGCGATCGCTGAAACGCTGTATGTGGATCAATTCAATAAAATTGATATTAAACAACAAGTTAGAAATTTACTGAAACGTAATTTTGTGGCGGGAGTTACGTTTCAGTCATGACAAAGGCCAGTGAAACGAAGGAAACAACGCTTCCTGGCTTTGGCGAGAGACTGAAGCAGGTACGTGGTGAGAGAACACAAGCGGAGTTTGCTAAGGTTTTCCGCATCTCGAAGGATATGGTCGGCCTCTATGAACGTGAGGTCCACGCGCCCGGTATCACTTTCCTGGCGGAAGTCTGTACTTCCCTGACCATCAGCCCAACATGGCTGTTGCTTGGCATTGGGCCGCGAGAATTGGGAGCGTCCCAGGTGATACACCCAGCTCGTGCCACACATGATAAGACATTGGAATTGCTTACTGATTGCGTGCAGGCCGTGAGGGAAGTTGGCGCAGAATTGGGCCTTGGATTGACCGATGAGCAAGCCGTGAAACTGGGTGCAAATCTGTGTGTCGCTGAGATGGAAGAGCAAAGCCTAGGACGGCCGCCGCTCAAGCCAGCGCAGATTATCCAGTTCATAAAAAGGTATGCCGCCTAAAAGTGTAAAGCACACACAGTGATATTGACTGGTTGTTAACAAGTTGAGTCAAAGTTAGGACGTTCTTACTAGATCCTGACAATGACAACTTGGGGCCATATGTGTCGTGCCAGACCAAAAAAATAAGATGAAAGAAAGACTTAGGAAGATTCTGGAACAGGAGGCGGAAGAGCCAATGTGCGAGGATCAGGACGAAAAGCCGGGGAACGGTCACAGTGGGGTGGTGATCGGTGACATCAAGGGGACGAACATCACGGTGACGATCAACTGCAATGTCGAGCCGAGTGGCCGGGAGAGTGGGCCGCAAGGTGGCATTTGGCGATCACTTCAGTCTCAAATCTCGCGCCGATTTGGAGCGTCTAGGATCAGAAACGATCATTTAGTCTCAAATCGCCTGACGCCGCAGCCGCAGTCTACATCGGGCCGCAAACCCGCAGAAATCCTTGTGTTCCGGCCACCGCAGGGGGTCGGATGA